AGCAAGAAAAAACTCTAAACTTTTTCACGATTATTTCCTGAAGTTTTATAATGATATCTTCTTTCCTACATTGGAGAAGGAAGGTATCACTACGGTTATTGATATGGGAGATACCTTTGATATCCGCAAGAGTATTGATTTTGGTGCATTAACATGGGCGAAGGATAATTATTTTGATAGATTGGAGAGTATGGGAATTACTCTTCATAGTATAGTTGGTAATCATACAGCATATTATAAGAATACTAATGAAGTAAATGCAGTAGATCTCCTATTGAGAGAATATAATAATATAACAACCTATTCAGAAACAACTTCCATAGAGGTAGGTGGATGTAATATTCTTCTTGTTCCTTGGATAAACAAAGAGAATGAAGAAAAGAGTTTTGGTTTGATTAAGAAGTCAAGAGCATCTGTTTGTATGGGACATCTTGAGTTGAATGGATTCAGAGCAACACCAGGTCATATGATGGAACATGGAATGGACTGGACTGCATTCAAAAAGTTTGAGAAAACATATTCTGGTCATTATCACTGTCGTTCCAATCAAGAGAATATTTACTATTTGGGAAATCCTTATGAGATGTTCTGGAATGATGTTGATGATGAGAATAGAGGATTTCATTTATTTGATACAGAAACATTAGAGCATACTCCAGTTAATAATCCATATAGACTTCATAAAATAATTTTTTATAATGATCAAGATTATCAGTTGTTTGATGCAAGAGAGTTAGAAAATAAGATTGTAAAAGTTGTTGTTCGTAATAAGTCAGATGGTAAAAAGTTTGAGAAGTTTATTGATAAGTTGTATAATGCAAATGTTGCTGAACTGAAAGTTATAGAAAATTTTGGTTTACAAGAAGCAGAAGAGTTTGAAGCATTTGAATCAGAAGATACTCTTTCCATACTTAATCGGTATGTGCAAGAGTCAGAAGTAAAACTTGATAAGTCTCGTATTCAGAAAATGATTCAGGAAACCTATCAAGAGGCATGTGAGTTAGTTTAATGTTTATTCTAACTATTGAAGGTAAGGAGAGTGAAGGTGCATACTCGGTTGTAGATGAAGAGGGTGATCAAGTCCTCTATCTATTTGAAGAAGAGGATGATGCTATCCGCTTTGCTATGATGTTAGAGGAATCAGAACACCCTCCAATACATGTGCTTGAGGTAGAAGATCAGGTTATGTTAAAGACCTGTCAAATGCACAATTATAACTATACAGTTATAACTTCTGCTGATGTTGTAATCCCACCAGAAACTGGTAATGATCTTATTTGAAACAATTCGCTGGAAAAACTTTTTAAGTACTGGAAATCATTTTAGCGAGATAAAATTCAATCAACATTCATCCACTCTCATTACAGGAAGTAATGGGTCTGGTAAGAGCACTGTATTAGATGCACTTACCTTTGGTTTGTTTGGTAAACCATTTCGTAAAATTAATAAGTCACAACTTATTAATAGTATGAATGAAAAGGACGCAAAGGTAGAAGTTGATTTTAGTATTTCAAAAACTCAGTGGAAAGTAGTTAGAGGTATAAAACCAAATATATTTGAAATTCATCGTGATGGTAAGTGTTTAGATCAATTTGCTAATGCTAATGATCAGCAAAAGTGGTTTGAGCAGAACGTTCTTAAGATGAATTATAAGTCTTTTACCCAGATTGTTATATTGGGTTCAAGCACCTTTGTTCCTTTCATGCAATTGACTAGTTCTAATCGTAGAGAGGTGATTGAAGATCTATTAGATATTAAGATCTTCTCTAGTATGAATAATATTATTAAAGAAAAGATTCGTGGTATTAAGGATGAAGTAAATGTTCTTACTCTTAAGAAGGAATCTCTTAATGATAAAGTTGCCATGCAAGAGAAGTTTATGGATGAGATAGCATCTCAAGGTAAAGATAGAATAAAAGAAAACAAAGAAAAAATTACTACTCTTTTTACAGAGTCTGATGCATATGTGTCAGAAAATGAACAATTAGAAAATAATGTATTTGATCTTACAAAACAACAAGAAGAAGTAACAGGAGCTACAGAAAAGTTACGAAAGTTAGGAAATCTTAAAGGTAAGATATCTCAAAAAGTATCGACCATTACTAAAGAGCATAAGTTTTTCACAGAGAATACGGTTTGTCCTACCTGCACCCAATCCATTGAGGAAGACTTCAGAATAAATAAAATTACCGATGCTCAAACTAAAGCCAAGGAGTTGCAATCTGGTTATAAAGAACTAGAAGAAGCAATTAAAAACGAAGAAGAGCGAGAGCATCAATTCACCACACTATCGAAGGAGATTACTCAACTAACGCATGGCATTTCTAAAAACAATACTAGAATTTCTGGGTGTCAACGACAAATCAGAGATCTGGAATCGGAAATACAAAAACTTACCGATCAACTTGCAGACAGAAATACTGAGCATGAGAAACTAGCTACCTTCCAAGAAAGTTTAAGAACCACCTACGATGAGTTATCTTCAAGGAAAGATACAATAAATTATAATAATTTCATGTATGGATTGCTCAAAGATGGTGGAGTAAAGACTCATATAATCAAAAAATATCTTCCACTGATCAATCAGCAGGTAAATAGATACTTGCAGATCATGGATTTCTATACCAATTTCACATTGGATGAGGAGTTTAATGAAACTATTCAGTCTCCTATCCATGAAGACTTTTCTTATGCTTCTTTTTCTGAAGGAGAGAAGATGAGAATTGACCTAGCACTCTTGTTTACTTGGAGAGAAGTTGCTAGAATGAAGAACTCTGTCAATACTAATCTATTAATACTGGATGAAATATTTGACAGTTCATTGGATGAGATGGGAACAGAATACTTTACCAAGATTATCCGTTTTGTGATTAAGGATGCAAATGTATTTGTCATCTCTCATAAAACTGGTATGGAGGATAAGTTTGAGAACCACATCAAATTTGAGAAAGTAAAAGGATTTAGTAGGATAGAATCATGAAAGCATTAGTTACTGGGTATAAAGGATTCATTGGAAGTCATGTTTATTCTCATTTAGTAAGACTTGGTTTTGATGTTACAGGAATAGATTTTCCAGTTGATATTGGTAATTTTGCAGAGTATAGTGATCTGTATAATCCAAAATTTGATGTGGTGATTCACCTTGCTGCATTTGCTGCACTTCGAGATAGTATAGAGAACCCTAATAAGTTTTGGGAAAATAACGTAGAGAAGTCTCAACCTATCTTTGATTATTGTAGAGAGAATAATGTCAGGTTACTCTACGCAAGTTCTGCAGGTGCTCATGGGTGGTGGCAAAACCCTTATGCTATAACCAAGAAGGTAAATGAGATACAAGCACCTCCTGATAGCGTAGGAATGCGTTTCTTTAACGTCTGGGCAGAGGAAGGTAGTAGAAATGATATGTTGTATAGAATGCTTCAAGAAGGCACTGCAAAGTATCTCACAAGGCACAGGAGGGACTGGATACATGTGGATGATGTTGTGAGTGCTATTGGTCATCTTATACCAAGCACATATACTGGACATATTGATATAGGAACAGGAGAAGAAACATCAGTTCTAGAATTGGCAGAAGCAATGGGTATGGGACATTTACCTATTAAAGAGGATACACCAGGTGAACCAGACAGTTTATGTGCTGACACAAGAGAGTTGCGTAATTTGGGATGGTTCCCTACAATAAATATTATGGATACCGTGAGGAACAATGTCTGAAGAGAAGTGCGTTCAAATAGGAAATAATCCAGCAGATCTCAATGAACCTGGTGGTCAGGACAAGTATACTGTCTGTCATGGTATGGGAACTGATGAATCAGAAGAGTGGGGTGAGAAGGATGAAAGTTCCTAATTGGCAGCATCATTCCAAAAAGGAAAAGAAACGCCACCTTAAACCACAAGCACTACGGTCTGCAAGAGAAAGACGCAGACAGTTAATAAAGTGTCTACAACCTCCTAATAAGGGGGTTTTTTCATGTAATATAGGTATATACGAAAGGAAATTACATGGCAGTTCAGCAAGAAATCAAGTCACAACTAGCAAAGTTGCTTGCTACTGAAGACATTGTAGTAGAGCACAAGCATTGTGAGACAGCACAGTTTAATGTAGACACTCGTGTATTGACCCTTCCTATCTGGGAGAAAGCAAGTAATTATGTATATGATATGCTTGTGGGTCATGAAGTGGGACATGCATTATTCACACCTAATGAGGATCCCCCAAAGGATGTTCCACATCAGTTTTTAAACGTGGTTGAGGATGCTCGTATTGAGAAATTAATGAAGAGGAAGTATTTGGGTATTGCCAAATCTTTCTATAGAGGTTATAGTGAGATGAACCAAAGTGATTTCTTTGAAATAGAGAATGAAGATATTGATACTTTTAATCTTGCTGATCGTGCTAATCTACATTTCAAGATTGGTTCGTTCATTGATATACCTTTTTCAACTCCTGAAGCGGAGATTATCACTCTAATACAAAATGCCGAGACCTTTACTGACACCATCGCAGCAGCAAAAGCGTTATATAGTTACTGCAAGCAAGAGCAAGAAGCGAAAGAACAAGTTTCTCCA